GGTAGCCGAAGAAGGTGTTATCGGTGAAATCAAAGAAGCAACAGCCGAGGTTAGAAGAAGAGCCATCCGTTGAAATCGAGGTTGAAGCAGCCGTAGAGCCAACGATGGAAGACAAAATCAAGGAGATGGTTATGCCACTAATTGAAGAAATGCGTGCAGAAATGTCCGCTATTAAGGAGGAAATGGCAAAGAAGAAGCAGGAGATGTCCTCGGATATGCCCGCCGCTATGCCCATCCGCCACAACCCAGAAGCAGCCCCTGCACCTGCACGAGTTAACCTCGCACAGAACGCACCGGAGACTGCTATTGACCGAGTTCTCGCACGTCTTAACAAATAAATCAATTAAACAATGCCCACGAATACTTCAATCACTACTTCGTATGCTGGCGAATTTGCCGGTAAATACGTTGCCGCCGCTCTTTTGAGCGCACCGACCTTGGACAAAGGTCTTATCGAGGTAATGCCCAACGTGTATTACAAATCAGTTATCCAAAAGGTAGGTACTGACGACATCTTGAAGAACGCTACTTGCGACTTCGACCCTACATCTACCGTTACTTTGACCGAGCGGGTCTTGACCACCGAGGAGTTCCAAGTTAACTTGCAAATGTGCAAAAAGGACTTCGAGCAAACTTGGCAAGCCGTTGAGATGGGTTACTCCGCATTCAAGAATGTACCTGCCTCTTTTACTGACTTCATCGTTGCTTACGCTGCCGAGAAGGTTGCTGCTCGTATCGAGCAAAACATCTGGGCTGGTGTTAACGCTTCTGCTGGCCAGTTCGACGGATTCACCGTATTGTTCGCTGCTGACGCTGACGTTGTAGACGTAACCGGTACTACCGTTACTGCTTCTAACGTAATCGCTGAATTGGGTAAGGTAGTTGACGCTATCCCTTCTGCCTTGTACGGCAAGCAGGACTTGACCTTGTTCGTTCCACAGAACGTAGCCAAGGCGTATGTACGTGCTTTGGGTGGCTTCGCCGCTTCCGGAGTAGGTGCTAACGGTGTTGACAATAAAGGAACTATGTGGTACGGTTCACAAGATTTGTACTTCGACGGCATCAAGGTTGCTTTGGCCGAAGGTTTGCCTTCAAACAAAATCGTTGCTGCACAGAAGTCAAACTTGTTCTTCGGAACTGGCTTGTTGAGCGACAAGAACGAGGTTCGCTTGATTGATATGGCCGACATCGACGGCTCGCAAAACTTCCGCTTGATTATGCGTATGAGCGCAGGTATCCAATACGGAATCGGTAGCGACATCGTTTACTACGGAGCTTAATCGTTCTTAAAAATCCTGATAGGGGTGGTGGTGTAATGACGCCCCACCCCTTTCTTTTTTAACAAATTAAACAAAAATAAAATGGCTTGTGCATTATCCCTTGGCCGCATTGAACCTTGCAAGGACGTTGTAGGTGGAATTCAGGCGGTTTACTTTCTGAACTATCAGAATCTTACGGTTACCTACGATGTAACCAATACAGACGCTATCGATACATTGGGTAGCGGTTTGACGGCATACAAATACGAATTGAAGGGTACGTCTTCTTTTGAGCAGGCAATCACTTCAAGCCGTGATAACGGAACCACGTTCTTCGACCAAACCTTGAATTTGACCTTGCACAAATTGAGCAAGCAGTCACACAAGGAAATCAAGTTGATGGCTTACGGCCGTCCCATCGTGATTGTTGAAGACCGCAATGGTAATTACTTCGTTGCAGGTTTGGAACACGGTTGTGAGGTTACCGGAGGAACGATTGTTACCGGTGCTGCTATGGGCGATATGTCTGGTTACACCTTGACCTTAAATGGCCAAGAGCAGTTGCCTGCTAATTTCTTGGACGGTACTTTATCTGCTGCGGGTATTTCTACTATCGTTGTAGGTTCTGATTTTTAATATATCTTTGACCTATGGAAAAGGCATTAAAGATTATGAACGGGATGAATTCTCGTAAGGTAGAACTGGCTGGTTTTACGAGTGCCGACTTTTTGGTTGGTATGACGCAAGACGCAAAGCAGACCTATCAAAAGTCTGTGCAATACGCAAAGGATATGGAGCAATTCCTAAAAAAGTCCCGTGTATTGAATGACGAAGCAAATGGTCTTATTTCCGCTATTGAAAAAGAACTTGATGCGTTTGAGGCAGAAGGTCGTAAGCTTGGAGTTGACGTTACTTCTTCTCCTATTTACAAAAATGCCCTGAATGAACTTGGGGCTTTGAACAATGCGGAAAAGATGACTGCTCGTTTTAAGAACTTGTAATAAATATAAAAATGAGCAAACAAACTATCTATAATATCCTTGCGGCAAAGTCAGTAAAGGTTGACCTTGGCGCACAGGAAATGTACAAGACGGCATCAGACGCAAACCGTGTACTTGGTGACCTTATTGTTACTTCACGATTGGCCGGTATTGAATCCGCACTTCGTTCTAATGTTTCTTCCGCATATAACTGGTTCAAGAAATTAGAAGCAGATATGCGTGATTTTGAGGCAAAGGCAAAGGAACTTGGTATGCAGCCAGAATCGGTTGCAAACTATAAGTTCGCTCAAAAGGCACTTAACGATGCGCAATACGAAATCGCAAACGCAGAGCAAGTTCTTGCCCAGTTGAAGAAGTTGATTTAAAATCTATTTTCTTCAAATTAAGAGAGCCATCCTTAGGGGTGGCTTTTTTATTTAAAACAAAAAGCAACAAACGAGTTATTTGTAAGATGAACATTTTAACTACAAGCGCATCAGCGCAGAATTTGCAAATCATCCCTCGTTCGTTCCCTGCTTCTGTATCGGCACGGTTAACGAATGAGTCTACCAATACCACCCAAACGCAAACAATCGCTCCTACAAGCGCAAACGGCTATATGACCTTGAATGCTGCTTGGACTTTAAAGGAAGCAAACTTTTACCTATTGGAGGTATTTGATGGCGTAAATTTGATATACAGAGGTCGTGTATTCTGCACGAACCAAACCAACTTCGAGAAGTTCACGGTAAACAATGGCGTTTACACGCAAGAGCAGGCAGGAGATAACACGTTCGTAATTATATGAGCAACATACGATTTATGGCCTTGAACTCCTACGTAAAGCCGGAGATTAAGGAGGTCGCTAACAAGAGCTGGGTAGAGTACGGAAGCGATAACAACTACTTCCAGTACCTGATTGACCGCTACAACGGAAGTCCTACCAACAACGCTATTATCAATGGCGTTATTGATATGATTTTTGGTAAAGGTCTTGCCGCAACAGACGCAGCACAGAAGCCAGATGAGTACGCAATGATGATGTCGTTGTTTACCAAGAACTGCGTTAAGAAGGTTGTATCGGATTTTAAGATGATGGGCAATGCTGCGTTTCAGGTAATCTACAACCAGGACCATTCAAAGATTGTAGGTGTTGAGCATATCCCCGTGGAGACCTTGCGTGCTGAACGTGCAAACGAAGATGGATTCATTCCCGCTTACTACTACGCAAAGGACTGGAATCGAGTAGCACAACGCAAAGAGGTACCTGTACGTATTGAGGCGTTTGGTATGTCCAAAGCAGGAATCGAGATTCTATATATTAAACCATACAAAGCGGGTTACTACTACTACGCACCAACCGACTACCAGGGTTCCTTACCTTATGCCGAATTGGAGGAAGAGGTAGCCAACTACCATATCAGCAACATCAAGAACGGCCTTGCACCGTCTATGCTGATTAACTTCAACAACGGAACACCAACGGAAGAAGAGCAGACCTTAATTGAGGCACGTATTGCGGATAAGTTCTCTGGTAGTTCGAATGCCGGTCGGTTTATCTTGGCGTTCAACGATAATAAGGAACTCGCAGCAACAATCGAACCCGTACAATTATCGGATGCCAGCGAGCAGTACCAATTCCTTTCTTCGGAATGTACGCAGAAGATTATGGTAGGCCACCGGGTAACGTCTCCGATGCTTTTGGGCATTAAGGACAATAGCGGGTTGGGTAACAATGCTGATGAACTGAAGACGGCATCTATCCTGTTCGATAACGTGGTTATTAGACCATTACAGGAGTTTATTATTGATGCAATAGAGCAAGTGCTATCTTACAACGGAGCGTCTC